CTGAATTATTAGAGGGACAGCCCGGTAGTTATTATTTAGATAATACAGATACACAATTAAACGAGGCCCAAGTAGATGGGTATTGTAGCGATAACGGTTACGCTCTTAATAATTCGGTTTGGCTAACCTCTACGGCACAAACAGAACAAAATATTTTAAGACAAGGACTTTATGAAGCACTTGAAAGAATTAAATATTTGGAAGATAATTGCCAAATGAAACCGGTTGTAAAATGAATAATAAATTAATGTTACTTATATTCTGTATTATATGTATTGGAGTAGGGGGTATCGTGAGCGCGGACTATCTACCGCACGAGCAAGAGACAAACCTAACCTATTCTTTTACGGACGACATAGCTACGAGTTGTACAGCTACGACTTTAGTTAATCCCGACGGAACTATTACACAAATTAACAACGCTTTAACTTATAGCTCCGGCACCTTTACGGGATTTATAGAGGGCTCTAACTTTACAGGCGACGGGGTTTACTGTATTAATCATATTTGCGACGACGGTTACGGCGACGTATGTAGAGACGTAACAGCCAACGGGAGAGAAAGACCGGAGGGTATTACGGTTTTCTTTTTTGGTCTAATATTCTTAGTTATTGTTTTCGCTTTAACGGGCAGTTTACTTTATAATATATTTAAATTCCTAGAATTAAATTTTACAGCTACGGACTTAATAATATCCGTCTCCGGCTACTTCGTAGTCTATGCTTTCTTTATCCTGGAGGGTTATTATTTAGGTAACGCTTTCATAAACGGATTTACGGAGACTATAGTTTTAGCTATTGGGGGACTAACCCATATACTATTACCTATTATAGCTTTCTTTGTTAGTTGGTTTAAAGAAAAGACGGACGAGGCACAAAGGAGGCTGGAGAGTTGTAGCGACTAATAAATAAAATGGTAAAAAAATATAAAGCTATGCGTATTCCGGCAGACGTCTATAGCGACGTACATAAGAAAAAGTTAAAAATGGATAGCGTAGCGACACAGCTAACAGGCAAGCCCCAAAATATACCACTCACTAAAGTTATGCGGGTCCTAGCAAACCAACCGCTACGACTTTCGGACGTAGAATTAATTAAAGTTGTTAGAGTTGGGAGGAAAAGAAAATAGAATTAACTAAGCTAGGGCCAAAGAAGAATAAGAGGGGACAAATGGCCGGGGGTATTTTAGTTTTCGTTGTAATATTATTTGGCCTAATTCTTATTACTCCATTTATCTTAAAAGGTTATAACGCTATTTTAGACCCGTTCGCCGAAAAGGCCGGAGAAGTTAGCGAGGAGGCCGGGGACGCAGTAGAGGCAATTTATGCGGACGCCGTAAACTTTTGGGACTTCGTAGTTATGATAGCCTTTTTACTTAACATAATATTATTATTATTAAGCGCTTTCCTAGTAGATACACACCCTTTCTTTTTGATAATGTTTATTATCTTTGGAGCGTTTATATTTATAATTGCCCCGGAGGTTACGGTTAGTTTAGACCAAATTTACGAGGACCCGGAGTTTGCTTTAGAAGTTAGCCAGGCGCCTATGGTAGATTTCCTACGTACTAACTTTTGGACCGTTATTTTAGGGATATGGTTTATAGTGGGATTAATCTTATATGGTAAATTTAGATATGGCTCAATGGGGGGGACGGTGTACTAATGAAAAATAACTATTTCCTAGTTTTGCTTATAGTTGGGTTGTTATCTATAAATATGGTTAGCGCCCTGGAGATTGATAACGTTAAAAGCTACGACGCAAATACTAGGACAGCAATAATTAAGAACTCCTTTTTAGGAATACCTACGACACAAATAGCTAGCGTACAATTATTAACACCCTTAAACGTAAAGGTCCCTAGAGGTTACCAAAAAGTAGCAGAATTTAAAATAACAGGCTTTAAAGATTATAAGGATTTTGTAAGCGAGTTAGAATTTTACGACCTTAAGGCAGAAAAGAATAAAATTAATAGAGATTATGATTTAAAAGTTAAAGGCTCGGAGGAAATATTAATAGACGACTACGAAAATATAATAACGGGATATTTACCAAACGGCACAGAGATTTATAATTATGAAAAAACAGGCTCCCATTATGAGACTAGGGAGACCTGGACTAAACTAACACCGTCAGACATTAAGAAGAACGACTTTTTAATAATAGGTATTTTTACAGACGTACAGGCCGGCGATAAAATAGACTGGGTACCAACTGTAGCCGGGGTTAAAATACCGGAGTGGGCAAGCTACGAGGAAAATTTAAAAACAGATTTAGAGGCTTATTATCCACTAGACGAAACGACCGGAACAGCTTTATTAAATATAATTGACGATACTAAAAACGCGACACTATCCGGGACTATGAGTTTAGGACAAACTGGATTATACGGGACTTCTATACAGTCCGGAAATGTCGACACCTCTAATAATAAAATAATTGTACCCTCGTCCGTTTTAAATGGGGAGCCTACTTATAGCTGGATATTTTGGTTTAAGGAAACCGCTAGTACCTTATCTTCAAATGACCCGGGTTTATGGAGTTTTGCGGGAGGGTCGGAAAGCTACCAACATTTAAGGACCGGAAACCAAGCCAACTCGTTATTTAATAGTGTCGGCGTGGAAGACGTCGGTAGTTTTACTAGAGACAGTACAGCCTGGCATATGAGCATATTTACTTATGACGGGACAACGGCTAATTTTTATATCGACGATATTTTAACCACTACGGAGACGAGCGTAGGTTTTTCTTATCCCTCTACCGATTTACATATAGGAAGTTTTTTAGCTTACCACTCCTTAAGAGACGGATATTTAGACGAGATAGCTATTTGGTCTAGGAACTTAACACGGTCGGAAATAACGTTTTTATATGCCGAGGGTGTCGGTTTACCTTTTGGGGACTTCGATAGCCCAAGCCCTACGGTTAAACAAATAGAGCCGGATAATAATACTATTTACACAACTTCTCCACAGATAATAAATTTTATTTGTAACGCAACAGACGGGCAAAATTTAACCACTATAGAATTTTATTTAAATGAAGAATTAACACAAGTTAATAGTTCGGGAATTAACGACACTGATTACACGTTTACGGAGACATTAGAAGAAGGTCTTTATAATTGGAGTTGTACGGCAAACGATAACGATAGTAATAGCGCCACTACGGACACCTTATTTTTTACTATCGATAGCACAGCCCCGCAATTAATTTTATATTCTCCAACGGAAAATATAACCACAGATAGCTTACCTATTAACGCGACTTTAAACGTTAGTACCGTAGACGATAGCTTAGATAAATGTTGGTATTCAACAAGCGACAATATTACAAATATAAGCTATGTTTGTAATGAAATTATTAATATTAGTTTTGATACTGGAGGAGATAAAATAATATATATCTATGCTAACGATACTATCGGCTACGAGAATAATACAAACACTAACTTTTTTATTAATTTCATAGAGGAAAACGAAACTATAGAAACCCAGGTAGTAGAGAGCGAAACCCACGCTTTAATTTTGACTATAACAGCCTCGCAAATATTAAGTTTAAACGGAACTTTAAATTATAATAATACGGTATATAACACTACGGCAACGAACAACGGGACAACCGGAATATTAACAACTACCCTAACGGCGCCAGCCATAACAGAAAACGAAAACGTAACTTTAAACTGGACCTATAATTTAAACGGAGTGGAGCACAACACAACCGACTACTACCAACAGGTTATTTATTTAACCCCGCTAGTCGTTAGCGCGTCGTGCGACGATAAAGCTTTAAAATTTGAGTTTAAGAACGAGGAAAATTTAAGCAGTTTAGACGGAAACATAAATTATAATTTTAAATATGGGGTATCAAATAATACTCTAAAGGAACTACACGGGACACTAACGAACATTTCTACTTTTTACGTTTGTATTAATTCATCTGTATCAAATGCTTATACTTTAGGCTATGGAGAAATACAATACTCCAAAGAGGGCTACACAGACCGGCGTTATTATACCTATGTTAATAGGACAATAACAAACGTAACGGCAGAAGAAAGTTTATTTTTATTAGAGAACGCCGACGCTACGAGTTTTTTATATAGTATTGAGAGCTCACTATTAGCCCCTTATGTCGGAGCCTACATTAGTTTAATTAGGTGGTACCCGGAGCTAGATATTTACGATATTGTAGAAATGGCTAAGACGGACGAAAAGGGACAAACAATTATGAGAGTAAAAACGGAGGACGTAGATTATAGAGTAGGAGTTAATTTAGCTAACGGTACTCTAATAAGTTTAAGAGAGGCGGTTAGGTTTGCCTGTCTATCTAGTCCGTGCTCTTATGCCGTTAAAGTGTCCGACAGCGAGGCAGATTATACGAGTTATTACGGAGTGGAGAGCTCTTTAACTTACGACGAAAATACTTTTTTATGGTCTTATGTGTGGAATGACCCGGCACAAATAACGGAGAGTATACGTTTTGTAGTCCGTAGAAAAAGCGCCGGAGGTTATGCTACTATTTGCGAGGAAACGGGTAGCGGTTATATTGGCTCTTTGAGTTGTAATAGCTCCGGATATACTGGATTATTAGAGGGAGTAGCTTTTAGAACAGCTAGCCCGGAGATACCAATAGCTAGCTTATTATTTGATACAAGAGACGGAGGATTAACGACAGGTTTCGGTTTATTTATATCTGTTATTATAACGTTGGCTTTAATGTTAATTGGTTTGTTTAGCCCTGTAGCGGTTATAATCCTGGGAGTGGTTGGCTTATTCTTTTCTTATACTATGGGAGTAGTACCGCTAATATTTGTAATTTCGATAGGAGTAATTGGAGGGCTCATAATACACTTTTTAAAGAAAGCGTAATTTTAAGATGAATAAAAAAGGCGTTACTATGGGCGGTTGGATTGCCGGGGTTTTATTTGCGGTTTTAATTGTAATTTTATTAGGTATGAGTTTCGGCTCTATGAATGATAAATATAACCAAAGTTACGAGCTAGAGGGCCTAGCTACCCAGGAAACACTAGACAAATTAGTAGACTATCAAAACACCGTAGACAACGAGTTAAAAGAGGGGGAGGCTGGTTTTACAGACGAGGGTATAAGTTTAAGCTCGTCTTGGTCTATCTTAAGCTCCGTTAGAACTATAGTTTGGTCCTTTGTTACTGGTGGCTGGATTTTAACCCTAGTCTACTATATGGGCCTACCTTTAATAGTGGGTACAATATTTAGAACGCTCTACTTTATGAGTGTAGTATTTATAATCTTAAAAATCTTATTTAAGATAAAAGTATAAAATGGTAAATTGGACTAAAATAACAACACCGGACCAGCTACTAGGCATAGCTAACGACAATACCGGCGGGAGCTTTTGGACGGTCGCGACTTATTTAGTTTGGGTTGTTATGCTTATGGGTTTACTACCCTTTGGTTTTGAAGTCGCTTTAATAACGGCCTCTTTCGCTACCCTAGTTATCGCTATACTTTTGGTTTATGCTGGTTTGATAGCCTGGGAGGCTATGCTTTTTTTCGTTGGTGTTTTATTATTCTATGTAATTTATATTATATGGAGTGATAAAAAGGATAACTAAATTATGGAGGATAAAAAATAAATGGGATTATTTGGAAGTAGAAAAACTTACGAGGAAGAAAAGGAAGAAAATAGACAGCTTAGAGCCCGGAAAGAAGTAAGGGACGATATGCGGAAAATGGACGACGACCGTAAAGCAACGGCACGGGAAAATTTCGGTATGAGACACGAGAAAAAAATAGCCGTAGCTCGTACTATTGGGGGCGGTATCTCTAGGTTTGCCCAGGGTATAAGCTCGGGAGCACGAGATAAGCCGGACGTGGTTAGAGTTGTCAAAGTAAAGAAACGTAAGCGTAAAACTAAGGTCGTAAAGGTTGTTAGGAGAAAGCGAAAAAAGTCGCAGGCACAGGCCCCTAGAGGCTCTAGCGGTGGTTTTGGTGGCGGTTTCTCTCCTTTTGGTTAAAGTGTATACAATAGGGGTTTAATTGTATCACATTTACTTAAGTAGTAGTTTTAGCTCTATGGGTTATGTATAATCTAAATCCAAAAGGAGGTAAAAAATGTTTGGAGAATTAACAGCGCTAGGCTGGGGCTTAGTTGTTTTCGCGTTAATTATTGGTATTGGGTCTATCGTACTTTCTGAATTCGGGGACAGTGTAACCGGAACAGAGGCGGAGAATAATACTGGCTATTTGCTAGGACAACTTGGAGAAGAGGGATTAGCTGGGTGGACACCCGCAGTAATCGCTATCTTCGTTGGTCTTATGTTTGTGGGCGCTATGACTTTCGGCAAGAAACGAGCTTATTAATTTAGGCTAGTTTCTTAATAGATTTATTTTTTTTATTTTAAGCCTCCCCATAACTGGGGAGGTCTCCCATTTCTTAGAAAAGTTTATAAAGAAGTAAAACTTAATTCGTAAATGGAATTAGGTAAAAACCTTTACTTTACTATACTCTCGCAGATAAAAAAGGGGAATAGCCCGGCGCAGATTTCTAAAGAGTTAGACATATCAAAGCAACGTTTAAACCATTACATAGCGACGCTAAAGCGTGAGGGTTGTATTGAAAAAGTAGGTTATGGAGTTTGGAGATTTCTAAAGGATTTTAAGAAAAGAAGTAAAAATAAAACGATAGTGATAGGTCGGAACAACGGGGGGACTTTAAAGCCTAATACGGTACGAGGGCACGGGTTTTTATTCAAACTAGAGATACCTAATAATTTTAGAAACTGGGGAAAGAGAGAGGATATATTAAATAAACTAGGAATTAAGTACGACCCCTATTACGTTGGAGGCGTGATAAGAGGTCAAAGAATAACCGCACAAAAAACAAAGGTCGCTTTAACCAATAGGTCTATAATTGTTAATTTCCCGGAGAGCTACATAGCAGAGACCGCAACACGAGCCAAAGGGGACGCCGTAGCAAAATTCTTAAGAGTTATAAAACACCTGGAGAGATTATTAAAAGCAGACTTTAGTAACTTCGGAAAGTATAAGTTTAAAGTGGCCCGGCAACATTACGCCTTAATCAAAAACTCACTAGCCCGGCAATACCTAGAAAATAACAAGAAGTTAAATATTTACTCCGGCCGTGGTTTATGGCTATTAATTGATAATTCTTATAACCTGGAGGAACTGGAAACAGTACACCCGGACACAGCCGAAAAGGATAACGTAAAGGTCCAGGATTTTTTTAAGGGTTTAGATTTAGTAGAGGGCTTTACCCCTCAAATGGTTTTAAACGCCGTGGGCCAAAACGCCAAAAACTTAGAAATGTACGCGACACACCTTAAAAGCCACGTGGCGAGTATTCAACAATTAGGCGCCTCCGTAACAGAGCTAACTAAAATCGTCGGTAAAATTGCGGAGAAAGTAAACTAATGAGAGACGACTATAGACAATAGAGCTAGAGAGAGTAGGCAACGAATTATTAAGGCTTTATAACGAGGAGAGGCGAGAAACTATAAGCGGGTGGAAAGGCAAGAGCTCCTTTAAAACTTTCATAGTAGGAGATTATTTAGAGGTTGTAAAATTCCAAAAGCCCGAGAGAGGCGCAGAGCCTAAAGAAGTTAAAACAAAGATTAGTTTATTAGAATTAAAGAAAATACAGAACACAATTTTATATTTATTCTCTGTCCCAAAGACAAACGATTTTTTAAAGTCCACACAGATAGCAGAATATTATTATAAAACGTCCTGGGACGAAGTGTTTAAGAATAGAAAGTTACATAATAAATTTACAATTATTTTAAATGTCCTGGAGAAAAGGGGAGTTATTAAATATAAAGGGGGTCGGGTTTATTTAGTAAACATTTAAATACTAAATAAATATAATATAAATAATGACACCGGAAAAAGAGGGCATAAAAAATATACTTAGAGACGATAAGGGATTAAAAACATTTATCGCAGACAAAGAGGCCGTAGCTATTGGCGACGGCGCGCACGTTCTAGTACCCAAAGAATTAAGGGGAAAAATAATTAGGGTTTGCTATAGCAGAGACATAGCAGAGGGTAGGGTATAATGCCCTTTATTGGCTCCGTAGGCGGTTGGTTAATTAATATTATGTCTACGTTTATATTTTGGATTATTCTAGGTTTAGTTGTTTTCGGCGGAGGGTTTGCTATTTTAGCAATTAAGAAAAGACGAAAGTTAATTTATACAGCGATAGAATTTACGGACGCCGGAGCCGGTAAACAGATTATAGAAATTCATAAAGCGGGTTGGTTTAGGCGAAATTGTATTTTATTCGGTCTATTGGATTGGTCCGGGGAACAGGTTTTAAAATTAAAAGACGGTCGAGAAATACAGGGCGGTAGCTCCGAGGACTTCCACCAAATTAAAGGACAGAGGGGTTTATTACTCGTTAGAAAACCGGACGACCCGGATATTTTAATATTACTTCCAAAAATGAAACTAGACGACGAGGCCGAGGTAATGTTAAGCTCTATCGCTCCCGGAGACTTTAGGGACGCTAGTAATAAGATTATGGAGAATAATAATAAAGAAACTATGAGTAAATTCGAGAAATTACTACCGGCTATTATTCTGGGAACTATGGCGATAATTCTTTTAATCTCTATTATCATTATTACGCAAATGGTAAAACAGGGACAAACGGAGGCTAGTAACTTAATTCGAGACGCGCCCAATATCTGTAAAGCAATTTGGGACGGATTGGTAACGGAGGGTACTAGCTATATAGCCAGTACAGCCCCATAAATGGACCATTTAATTTTAAACGGTGTTATCACGAGAGGCGGGGAAAATGTAGCTATGAAGATTGTTATACAAGACGGCTTAACCTTAACTACATTTTCTAATAAGGCCATAGCTAAAGAAGTCTTTAATTTAGCAAAGAAAAACGGAAAGCCCGTTAGATATGACGAAATAGAAAACGTGCTTATTCATACGTACCCTAGAAAATCAAAAGACGAAATAGCTAGATTTTTGAAAGCAGACGCCGAGGCCCACGGGGGTACTTTCCAATGAGGAGCTTTAAATATTATTTCTTTTTGTATGGCGGTATTTGTTTTACGTTCGTCGGTATTTGTGCTATCTTTTCGCATACTCACTTTTGGACTAATTATTATATCGCTCAAAAGTTTAGCTCTGTTTTCATAACAATATTTTATTTTTTACTAGGGGCGTCTTTCTTTAAAATGTGGGGCGGAGAGAAAAAGGCTTTAGCTTTTGACCCCCAGGAAATTTTAAAGAGGAGTGTGGTCTAATGGCTCCTAGCACTATTTACGTAGACGAGAATAATAACCAGGTAGCCCCGCCAGCCGGAGCACAACAGCAAGCACAGCCAGCTTTTAACTACCCCCCTGTTTCTAGTGGAGGAGGAGAGAAAGCCGATTTACTGGATAAGATTAGGCCGGATTTAATCGTAGAAGTTTTAAGGCACAAGCTCCAGGGCCAAGAGTTAATTAATGGCGTTTGGGTCGAACAACCATACTTAAAAGATAGAGCTTTAACCGCAACCGGCGCTAACGATTTAGCTAACCTAATGTTAACTTCTTCGTCTCAAAACGTAGCTATTTCTAAATTAAAGGACCACGAGATTAAACTAAGGGCTCATAGTGTAGCCAAGACCGCGCAACGTATGGCGCTTAAGAACTGGGCAGAATACGGTATAACGGGCACAGACCAACTTTTTTTTATAAATGAGATAGTATTTGGAAATTCAATAATAACGCTTAAGCAACCCGAGGGAGGCGGTATAAGGGCCCTGTTAAAAGGTATCACTACCGAAAATAGGACAGTAGTAGAGAGCGGGGAGAAAAAGGGCTTTTTTAATATGGGGGGTAGAAGATGAAATTTAATTTAAAAGGTTTTTTAATAGGCGCCTGGGACGTGTTAGCTTTTTTCTGTTATTTACAGTTTGTCTTTATGTGCTTTACTGGTTTCGTCTTAATTCTAGTTATATCGGTATTCGTATTATCGGAGGCCGGAGCCGACACCCTCGAACTCTCCCGAGTTATACCAACGGTTATTTATGTTAATTTGGGATATATCGCTATAATGTTAATAAATAAAGTGGCTAACTATTTTAGATATGATAGAAACTAAAGTAGAGGTATGTTATAATTTAGACCAGGCTAGCCGGCCGGATTTAACAACAGGCCAAAGAAACAACTACGAGGCGAGGGGGTGTTATGATTGCGCCGGTAATAATAAGGGGTGTAAGTTTTACGTACCAACAATAAAGACCAGCCCGGAGCGAGCTAAAGAGTGGCCCTATGAAATAATCGAGGTAAAAAATGACAGAAGATAAAAGGATTAAATTTAAGTGTCGAAAGTGTCGGAGGAATGTTAAGGAGTGGAGCGATAATAAATTTTGTAAGAAGTGTAGAGCCGACAACGAGACCGGAGACCAAAGCGTAAAGCGCCGGAGGTTTAGAGTATGAAAGTAGCTATTTATGTCAGAGTATCAACCCAGGACCAAACCGTAGATAATCAAATAGCGCCTCTAGTACAATACTGTAAACGTATGAGTTACGACTACGAGATTTTTAAGGAGCAAGAAAGCACTAGAAAAACCCGGCCTATTCAATGGGACCTTTATAATAGACTTCTAAGAAAAGAATACGACGGATTAATTATTTATAAATTTGACCGTTGGGCTAGAAGTACCCGGGAGCTAATCGAACATATAGAGAAATTGGTAGATAAAAACATTATGGTTTATTCCTATACCGAGAACGTAGACCTTAATAGCTCAATGGGTCGGGCTATGCTAACTATCATTTCCGCCTTTGCGCAACTGGAGAGGGACCTAATAAGCGAGAGAACAAAGGCCGGACTAGCGCGAGCGCGAGCCCAGGGAAAAACTCTAGGCCGTCCGAAACTAAAAAGGGGGTATGTTAAACAGGGGGAGGTTACCCCTGTAATTAAGGCGACCGATTAAACGGACGTTTTAACACGTAAATTATAATGGGAAAATCACAAACTCCGCGCGGTTGTAAGAAAAAGCTAAAATGTAAGTGTGGCCGTTTCTATTGGCCGACAGCGCAAAATAAATTTTTAAGGTGTACTAATTGTTTCCCGGTCTATGTGGACCCTAGCAAGAGGCGTTAATATGGAAAATGATAATATAGTTTTTGAGTGTCCGGATTGTAACGCCAAGCATTTATTACCCTGGGGACAAATGAGGCGAGAGTTTAGGCTAGAGCTAGCTAACGAGTTAATAAACATTATAGACCAGGTAGCGCCTGGAGAGTTCGAATTTAAGATTACAAATAAAAGGGAGGTTAAAATTAAATGAGATTTCCAAAAGCCAAGAAAGAGGAACAGGCCCCAGTAGCTCCAGTAGCTCCGGCCCCAGTAGCTCAACCTCCTATAGCGACAACTGCGCCAGCGCCAGCGCAAGAAGTACCACAGGCCCCAGTAGCTCCAGTAGCTCCGGCCCCAGTAGCTCCACAAGCAGAGGCCCCAGCTATGAGCCCGGAGGTTGTAGAGGTCCCTATAAACCTAGAGTTAATTAATAAGAAGTTAAATTATTTAATCGGGATTGGGGAAACGTTGTTAGCAAGAACAGAAGAATAATTTATTATTACTTCTTCGTATTTTATTTCTTTATTATTATTTTTATTAATTTGTTTGATATTAAAATTTATACAGTTTAACATACCTTTACCAGCGCAAGCCTCGCAAGAGTTCTGATAGTCATTTATTTTATTAGCCTTAATCATAAAGCTAGCCATTAGATTAAGCACAACTAAACCAAGAATAATAATTAAAAGTATGAGCACAGCAGAGCGGAGGGGTTGGTTTCTGTCCCTCCCTCTCCCCTTTTTTTTGTTTTTTTTGTGTTTCATAAGGTTATTTAATAATTGGGGCGCGTATTCGTGTTCGCGTTAATCCAAAATCGCAGGCCCAGGAGCTACTACGGTCTCCTCTAAATCGTCGTCCTCCTCCTCTATAGTACGCTCGTTTATGTTCATAGAGCCGGCTATCTTCTGTATCTCCCTTTGACTAATAGGCACAGCCCCCCACTTAGTAAATATTTTCTCGAACTCTCTACTAGCGACGTCTCGATTATGATAACACTCGTTAACTAAACTATCCCTTTGTAACTTCCATTTCTTAGCCTGGTTAGAAACTGTACGTTTATTAAAGGCCTCCGCTTTCTTTTGCCTATATTCGGTTTCATCTACAGTATACTTATTAGGAAAGCTACACGCTGGGAAAGGACTAGCCGGCTTACTATAATTATAATGTTTCTTTCCATTTAGATAAAGGTACTTTTTAGAGGACTTAGGAAATATAATAAAACTACCCCGCCCTCCGTTTTTATTAAAGTAAACGTGAAACAATGCCCGACAACGCCACAAAGCGAAATACTTATCTAAGTCGAAAAAGGTAGGTAATACGATTAATACGTAAAGGTTACGTTGTCGCATTTCAGTAGCGACCGCAACCATAGAACGGTTTACCTCTGTTAAGGCTCCCCTGGAACTAGACGCGCTAAAAGCCTCGTCCAGTAAAATACAGCTATTCTTTTTAGCTTTCTTAATTCTCTCTATAAATTGGTCGGCATTAAAAACAATATTCTCTATATTAAAATCCGGGTCTAATTTCTTAGCTACCTGTTGGGCCAAAACACTTTTACCGCTACCCTCCTCTCCGTCTATTGCTATAACAAAATCACGGTCTCGCTTTTCTACGGCCTCCCTAGCGTTGTCTAATTGCTCCTCCAAGATAGGCGACATATAAAAATCTATAATACTTTCTCTCATTAAACTAAACCCTCTACGTCTCTTTTACTTCCGAACATACTAGCGCCGTCCATTTTCTTATAAAGGTACATTTCAACAGCTCTTAAGGCGGTTTCTATATGTGCTATCTCCGCCCCTACAACACCAGCCCCGCCCCAGGCGTTAGGGTATTGATTAGCTATATTAACAACGGTTTGTATTAGCGTAGGGTACTGGTCCGTTTCGTCCTCTTTAATTCTATTTCCTTTGTCGGACTTCTTAGTATACTTAAATTTGTGATTAGTAATAGTATAAAGGTCCTCGAGAAACCTAAAGTATAAATCATAACTCTTATTTTTACGGGCTATACTTATATCTTCTAAGTGGTCCCCCACAATTTTAGCGTAACGTTGTCGTAAGTCATAAGCTAAATCTCCCCCTATAGTTTGGTCCTCCATATAAATTATATTTAAATTAAACTATTTAAGGCTTTCTATAATGTCTACACTTTTCGCAAACTTTAAATAGTTTGTAGTACATACTTTTATAATGGGGTGGTATTCTAGGATAGACAAAAAAGTAGGGGGCTGGTTACCCGGGGGGACTAAGAGGGAGACACAGAAAACCGAGAGCACAACAACGACCGCGCCTATAACTTCTTATAAAGATACTCGTATAGTGGATAAGAGCGGGACCCAGGTAGGAACTCAAAGAACAACCACGACCACGAGCGGGGGAACTTATCAAGACACCGTAAGAACTTCTAGGGGAGGCGGAGGCTCTAGCGGATATACTACTAAAATTACTTCGGGAGCTCCAAACCCCAATAGTACGAAGTTAGTAAAGGATAGAAATTTAAGCGCCGGAGACGGACCAATTACAGAAAAGGGAGTTATGACTTTATCCCCAGCAGATTATAAGGCAACCAGGGGAACAACATATAACCCAGCTATAGCAGTAGACCCCAACCTATCCCCAAGCGAAACCGTAACAAAATACGGCTATACTTCTAACGCTAATTTTATGTCGGTAAACGGCAAGCAAACAGCCGGGACCTTTGAATATAATTACGCTAGCTTAGAACTGGCAAAGAGACAAGACCAGGGTTTTAATATGGACGAGAGCGAAGTTAAAAGGGCCCAGCAACTAGCACGAAACGAGAGGCTAGGGATTTATGCCGGGGCTAATTCTAAAGACGTAGCCCGTAGAAACGTTATGCTAACTACTAGGTCTATGGGCGTAGGCGCTACCCAGGTAGGCGTAGGTATGGTTAATTTTGGTACTAATCTTTACTCTACCTTTGGCTCCGGACAAATAAGCGGAGAGGGGAACGCGGTTAAAAGGTTTCATTGGGGAGACGCTAATATACAAAATCTAAACCCTAAACTTAATAATGTTATGAACGCTCCAAACACTCCAGCATTAAGTAAAAGCGATTATCTAAGTTTTAGCAGACCGGGAGCTATGACACAGAAAGCCCTAATATTCTCAACGGTAGGGGCCGGAGTAGCCGGAGGAACTACTACGTACCTGGGAGCCAGGGCCGGAGGAGCCACCAGGGCCGGAGCTATGAATATTTTGGGAGGAGAGGTTTTAAGTTTCGCTAGTCCTATCAATATAAGGAGCGGAGTAGTTGGGAGCACAACCACAACTAGCACGCCTAAACTAATGGACCGAACAACTACCGGGGGCTATGGTCTAGGTAAAGGTAAAACTCTAAGCGGTAGCGAGGGTTATTATTCTTACCAGGCTACAACTACTTACGGGACTATTGGGAAAACACTAACCGGAGGAACGAGCGCCAATATTAAAACCGTTTCGTCCACAGGTTACCAATTAGTTAGCGCTAATAATATCGCGAGCTCTAGCGTTTCCGGGGGAAAATACGACGCCTTTACACAGGGGACCCGAACAATAACGAACATAGACAGGCCCCCAGTAGCAAGCGGTTTATATGATTTAAAGGCCGGTCCTTATCGTGTCGGAGTAACCGCGCAGAACACTAAAATATTTAGCCAGGGGGTTATAAGTAATAAAGAAAGCTTTGGTACTTCTAAGCTCTACACGACCGACAAAGGTTACGCTCAATATTACGAGGGAAAGTATACGGGCCGAGGCGCAACTAACCAGCTAAAACAATATAGCAGTATAGACTACTCTAATAAAATAAATACAATCTCAACACCGGGCGGGAACTTAGTAGTTTCAGACGTCGCAAGCGTTACGAAAGCCGGGAATATTGTAGGAGATAGTTATATTTTACACCCAAGCAAAGGCGGAGGCTCTAGCTTTAAAAACTATAATTCTAATCTAGGGGGCAAAGGCTCAACTAGAGGAGGCCTAGGCGGAGGGCAAAAATATATTCAAACAACACGACCAACGACACAAACAGCTACTACTAACGTCGTCTCTACTCAACCCTCCCCGGTAGGCCGAGCTACAGACTTCGCAAAACTAAGTACGGTAGTCGATCCTAGTGTAATGGTTGGGGCTATGGCTCCGGCAGTTGTTACAGCTCAAACAATAAGGAGTAGCTCCGCTAGTATGTCGGGTATGAATAGTTTAACCTCTATGTCGTCTATGTCCCCAATAACAGCTATAAGTAGTAACAGTTTTAGCTTAACCTCTACGTCGCCTATGACCCGACAAACTAGCAACCTGGGCCAGGTGTCCGGCACGGTTTCAACTATTCCAAGCCTAACCTCAATAACTCCAGGCCGAGGCGGAGGCTCTAGTAGTATAATTACACCTATAACGATAGTCCCAGGGTTTCCTTTACCCTTTGGCGCTGGTGGCGCTGGTAAAAGTGGTAGGAGAAATTTTAAGCCCCAGGCCATTAAAGATTATAACCCGAGTTTCGACGCTATGGTTTTTAAGATAAGAGGAACAGCTCCGACAGGGATAGAGACAGGGTTAAGGACTAGGCCGATATTATCTAAACCGGTTAAGAAAAGGAAAAGGAAAAAATGAAGTTATACTTATTTGTGTTTATTCTTTTGTGTGCTAGCTTAGTTATAGCTATCCCAGCAGACCAGCCAAGCGTTTTAACTCACGACGAAAGTATAAACTACTCACTAATACCAACGGTAAACAACTCTGAATTATTAGAGGGACAGCCCGGTAGTTATTATTTAGATAATACAGATACACAATTAAACGAGGCCCAAGTAGATGGGTATTGTAGCGATAACGGTTACGCTCTTAATAATTCGGTTTGGCTAAC